AATTTCCTGCGACAATACTTGTCGGTGTTAAATCAATATCAGTAGCACTTCCGTAATCCTCTCCTAAATTAGAAGCATCTATTGTAGTGCTATTTAATTTCCACCAATGAAGTGCTTGTTGTGAAGTAATTGAATCATCTACATTTATTTTACTTGCCAATATTGCTACGTCTGTTGCTGGTATATTATCATCATAATACCTTACATCTGCAATACTTCCATTAAAATAAGTAGCTGGACTTGCTTGTACTATCGCACCTATTGTTACATTATCTAATTTACTAGCAGTCATATCTGCAAACCAGTCGCCATTATTAGACCCTGATACAACTACTACGGTTTGAACTTTACCATCAATATAAATATAATTTTGGTCACTTGGATTAACTATAGCTATGTGATGCCAAGAATCATCATTTAATGTTTTGTTAACATTTAAAGTATAAATTGTTGACGAATCTTTATGTTGAATACTTATTTTACCATTTTCAACAAACACTCTTTTAAAATATGAACTACCTGCTGTATCTGAAGCTGAAAAAATAGTCATATCAGAAGTACTTGTGAATTTTATCCAAGCACTTATTGTACCTGCGTGGTCTCCACTTCTAAAATTAGCAGATGAAGCCGTAAGGTAATCAGCACTCCCGTCAAGAGTAAGAGCAGGGTCAAGATTTACATTAACGTTTGCATCATCAAGATTTCCTTCAAGGATTGCTCCTGTTCCTTCTATTGAAAATGTATCATTAGAAGTAAAAGTTCCAAGGTTTCTTACTCCGCCATTAAACTTATTAGTTCCACTTCCTGTAGAAAACGTTCCTTTATTTGTTATAAGTCCGTGATATGTTACAGCTCCAGTTTGATTTGAGGCACCAAGAGAACCGGCTGCTTCTACAAAGGCATTGCCGTGAACTGTAAATGTATTTGAATCTGAATATTGTAAAAAGTAACCATCTGTAACTGTTAAGTCTCCCAATACTATAGTATTTTGATACCTTACATTATCTGCCGTATCTATTTCTAAATCATAAAAAGTAACGTTATTATTAATCCACATTTCCATACTTGTTGAATCTGTAAAGAATTTGACTGTACCTTTATTATGAGTAAAAGTTCCCGTAGTTGTAAAATTAAAAGCTTCGTCACTTACACCAGTCATAGTAGTAGTTTTGCTTGTTGCACTGTACGTTCCTCCACTGTTTATTGTAAGACTTCCCATACTAATAGTAGGAGTCGAATTACCCAGTAAGGTTCCTGTTACACTTACGGCCCCTGCTATTGTAAGGCCGTCATTACCTGCATCATAAGTTGAATTTGCTACAACAATCAAACTATCAAAAGTAGCTACTCCTACTTGATTTACATCCGCACTAGTTGCATTAACTTTAATGGCTCGGAAATTACCACTCGAACCTGTAAAGTCTGCCGCGGTTTCTGCACCATAAGTAAAATCTATATCTAAATTTCCTGAAATAATACCATCATTTTTTAGAGCATAATGTTCTGTACCTGAACTTGCGGTTCCTTCTCCAGCAAGTGTAAGCTTATAGCCACCACCTACAAGTGTTCCATTAGCCTGTATAGTTAATGAATTTAAAGTATAGCTTGCAGGTAATGTCGGATTGTGAATACTTGATGTATCTGGAATTATTACATCGTGGTCTTGATGTCCCGAATCACCAGGCCAATTTGATTGTGACCAATTAGCTGCATTATTCCACGCCGTGCTTGTTCCACCTGTCCACGTATTTTGAGTAGGCATTATGCACCACCTACTATGCTTAAAATTATTTCTAGCCCACCGACCATCGCGGCGGCTATTGCGCCTGTATATGCTACAAGCTGTTTGGTTGTTAGTGCTGGAAGAGTTTCTTCGAACATCTGATGATGAGCCAAATGATTGGTCATCTCTGTGCGAAGGACTGTAGTATCCTTTTTAACGTCCCTGAAGTCAGCCCTTAACTCGTGAAAGTCTTCACTAACTATCTTCAGACGTTCGTCAATTCTTATGACGCATTCGGCCAGCTCTGATGGTTCCAAAAAAGGTACCTCAGGCGTACTCGCCGACTACGTAAACCTTTACTATATCGTCGGAATCTAAAGAGCCTGCTGATTTGACTGCTACTGCAATCATTCCACCAGTTGCGGTTAGTTTTGATATATCATTAGCGCCTGCGGCGATTGTTATATCTGAACCTTCCTGTGTCCATCCGTATGGTAATCCTGCTGCCGTATCCAATCTATTATGCGTAGAAGATGTTATTGCAGCTGCTGCTGCATCTCTATCTGCTATAGTTGGTTGTGGCGGACAAGACCATATTTGTGCTGTCAACGTATGAGTATCACCTTGATGTACGATATATACTGAGATGTTCTTATACTTATCCATTGTAAGAATGTTCTCAGATGTATCTGCATCTGCTGATTGTGTTTGAACACTTGCATAAGGGTCTATTAATACGGAATAAGTGGATGTACCACCTGCTCCAATTAATTCAGTTCCTAATGCTATTCCGTCCGTTGTAGCGAAATATGCTGCTAATTCTTTAGTTCCTGACCATTTAGGTCCGAAATTTTTGCTTTTATATACTGTACAAGTTCCTGCCATAATTTATCCTCCCGAAATTATTTAATCTAACTGTTATCTACGTTATCTACTAATTTGAATGTTAGTGTTACAATACCTTCCTCAGAGCCATCAATACCTACAGTTTTAAGACTTAAAATCTCTCCTGCGGTTATTTTCTGTGTGTCATCTGTGGTAGGTGTCCAAGTGTATAATGCTGATGCTCCGCCAGTTGCGGTTTGTGCATCGGTCATAGTTGCCTTAGTTGACCCTGCATAATCATCCCACTTTTCAATTGTCATTGCGCCATCAGTTCCTTCGTCTCCAGTAATTGCGATATTACCTTTTACAAGTTCCATATCGTACGGGGCTACACCCAAAAAGTGGTTGCCTGCGTTTGTATTTGTTACTGTTTGTGAAATAACTATTGAAGATGCTCTTTCAATTGTATTTGCTAGAGTTCTTCGTGCGTCAATTCTATTTAATCGTACATCACTAACTTTTTTATAGTCTGTAAATGTTGTTCCTAGTGCCATATTTGTTCTTCCTTATTATTTATCTTTTAAGGGCGTGCACTATCCAGTTACGAAACGCGAGTAACAGTAACCGAATAGTACTTCCCAAATTATTATTGTCTTCCTTAGTCTCTGACTTTCAAGACGGCCATTGCTTTAGGCTCGACTACTACCGTTCCACGTGTGTAGAACATTTGATAGTGGAAGTCGTGCGTAGCATCATCCATATATGAGTGGAATGACATATTGTTGGCTTGTGGGAATTCAGAAGAGAAACTTTGATAAGTTTGCCCTACTGGGTTATTCTTGTCCACTGCCATAATATATCCGTCACCAACTGTGGTTGGGAATCCAGCAACATTCTTTAAACCGTGGAATGTAATTCCAGCGATGTTAGATGCTGTGAACCCACCTAGTGGGTCGCGTACCCAATCTGCTCCTATTTCAGTACAGAATGTACTTAGTAAGTGCAAATCACGGAAACGCATATAGACGTCAGTCATATTATAGTTGTATCCATCTTGGTCTTCAAAAACAGTCTGAAGGTCGAGTATGTCCCTAATTGGATTTGCATCAGCTTCATCCCAGTAATAGGTTGAATCTAATGTTCCAGCTAAGTGCCCGATGGTTGTTTCAGTACCGAAGTCTGACGAATGAGACATAATGTCTTCCATTCCAGTGTCATCTGTGTTAGTGATACTGAAATCATTGGTCATATTTGATACCATTTCAGCGTTGATTTGTTCTGCTAACCAGTAAGCAACGCGCTTTCGGGTCCTTGCGAGTGGGTCGATTTTCAACTTCTCGTGGTCTCCTCTAGCTGCTTCTGTTAATTTGAACGCAACACCTCTTGCTTGGAGTACTCCTACAGCCATCTCTAGTGGAGATACGCTTACGTATGAGAACTCTGAGCCATCAGCCCTTAGTGGGGCATATTCTTTCTTTACGTCTGAACCAGGGCTGCCGCGGGTTCCGCTGCCAGCTCCGTCAGTTTCTATCTGGTACGAGAAAGTTGTTGCATCGACGGTTTGTTTTGGAATAAAATCGTCAAATACCAACAAGCTATCTAGTAATTCGTCAAGGTCACGAGCTTGGAACTCTGGTCTAAGGAAAGAATCCTTAGGTAGTGTTCCTGCAAGTGTACCATATGTGTCATATCTTTCTGCCATATTTTACACTCCTTAAGCTATAACTCCAAGTGAACATAAGTCAGCGTCGCTTCCACCAGGGCCGTGTCCCATTGCACCAATGCCAACTAAGACATTCTGTGCATCTGCACCGCCATCGTGGAAAGAGAAAACTCCTGTGAAAGTTGTGCCATTATCAGCCCAACCATCTGCAGAAACATCCCAAGCAACAGGTGAGCCAACTGTAATAGATGTGCCCTCTGTTACACCGCGAAGTGCCATTTGTACACCAGGCATAACTATCGTTGCAACTCTGTAGTGTCCGTTGGACAGGTTGTCAGCGTGTGTACTGTATGTACCAGCACTGGATGGCAATTTGTGCCATACAGGTTGTGATTTTACAATACCGATGAAACCATTTGCAGCGGATGCTGCAGCTACTACAGGTATACCACCACAAGCATCGTAATCATTTCCAGTGTCCACGTGTAATGCCACGAGGTCACCTTCTTTAATTTCTGAAGCCATAGTGAAGGATAGTTTTCCTAATGAGCCGTTCTCGACAAATACTGAGGTACCAGCAGTTGCAGTTAATGTTCCTTCGTAAAGAATGCAAGTGAGCTCTAGCCCACCTCCGTATAATCCTGCTTTGTCTACCATTTTTATTTACCTCTTTTTCTTGCTTATACCGTTAGGTATTTATTCCACTCTTCTGGGTATTTCATTCCATTCGCCTTAGCGTGTTTAATCTTCAGACTATAATATAGCTTATCATTCATACTTCCGTCTGAATTAAAGCCATCGCCTGAGCCGACCGTGTCGGTCTCATTAATAACTGGAGCTTCTTCCAATTTAGTGGTATTGTCCTCAATCTGTGTTTGAAAATGGTCAGATAATTTAGCGAACGCTTTAAGCGTATTTAAATCTAGATTATCAACGTCCGAATGGATGCTGTCTGGTATTTTATCTAAATATATCTTTCTAAGTTCAGTCTCAGCTGAGGCTTTGCTATCGACCTGATTTAGAACTTCCTCAAGGCGTTTCTCGAGTTCAGCAACTTTGGTAGTTGCCTGTGTAAGTTCATCAACCGATTCCTCTTGTTTAGGTTCTTCCACGGTTTCAGGTTCTGCTGGAGTCTCTACTTCTGGTTCTTCAACCTTTGCTTCGACATCCTCTGTTTTTTCTTCTTCATTGACGGTTTCCTTTTCCTTTGTCATATTTGTATCTCCTGCGTAAATTGGGACAGAAAATCTGTCCGAAGGCTTCTCAGGTCCAACTGAGTTGCCTAATGGTTCATTATCTTTCATAAGTCCTAAACCTGTAGGTACATAATAATCAATAATGTTTTTATCTAGTACGTCTTCCGATTCAACATCAACTTCGATAGAGGGCAATATTTCCCCACGTTTGAGTTGTCTGTTAATATCATCATCATTTGTTCGTACTTTAAGGTATAAACCTTTGTCTATATCGTATCTAGCTTCACCAACGTTTATATCTACTTTCTTATCAAGGTTATGGTCAATATGTCCATTTAATACCTTGGTCCAAGTTGGTAAAGCTGCCATATGTGCAGTAGGGTCAATGAGATATCTATCTCCTGAGAGACCACGTAATCGTGTGTCATTCTCAGTTGCAAGTATCCAAGTCCAATCGTCTCCTCCATATAATGAAAGTACACTGGTTTTCTTGTCACCTGCCATTGCTTTGCGAGCTCTTTTTCTTTTAGTTGTAACTAAATCCGTAACTGCTTCTGCTAGCTCAACGCAAGAATAATCATTTGTTTTTTTCATCTTACGCATCCAAGCTGGCATTCTGCCAGTTTCGCATCGCTTTTTAACGGGAGTAACTACAACTTCGCTCATTTAAAATCTCCAATAAGTATATATGGAACTAAACCTTTATATCTGCTACCTTATAGGCTACAATGCCACTAGACTTGAGAATTGGATTTGCCCTTTCAGCGTTTTTAATAGGCACGCGTGACATATCCATCTCATCACCAGGGTCATTGCCAACAATGACTTTAGGTTCACTTTTTGCTTGTTTTTTTGGCTTTTTTGTGTTGTCTATTGATTTTCTTTTCATCTATATTAACCTTTGCTTTCTTACCTATATTAAGCTTTGCCTCAGATTTAGATTTAATTACTATATCTTCTCTGTCGTCATCGAAAACTATCTTCATCTTCTTCCTCGCTTTGCACGTGCAGCTTTGGCTGCGTGTATAGCTTGTTCTTGTTTCTTAGCTGACTTTTTAGTCTTATGTTTTCCGAGTAAACGTTTACCACTTTTAGTTCTAAGTTGGTAGCCTTTCCCCGATTTTTTTACAACCATATTTATTCCTCATTACAGCAGTTACATTCGCAATTTTCTTTACAGCACATAATTACTCCTTCTTTTCTTTTTTTGGTTTTGCTTTTGCTTTTGGCTTTGCCTTTGGCTTTGCTTTAGGTTTTTCTTTCTTTGGCTCTGCTTTAGGTTCTTCTTTAGGTTCTTCCAAAAGTTCTTCGGTTTCTTCTAATGTTGGTACTCCCATATCCATAGCTTTTTCAACTAATTCTGCGAGTTCCCAACCGACTAATTGGTTCATTCCTCTTTCGAACATACCTCTAGCCTTTAGAAAGTCAATCATTTCTTGTTTTTCCATATTTTATTCTCCTTATTTCTTTTTTGGTAATGTCGTACCAGTTTCTATCTTGTGTTCTTGTTCTTGCTGTTTAGCTTCAATCATTTGAGCTTGCTTTTGTGCGTGGTCATTATAATCAATAACTGCTTGCGCTTTTACCTTATAGAACGCTGTTTTCTCCGCTTGTTCTTGTTTCCAGACATCCAGTGCGTCTTTGATAATTAGAAGAGCTGGCCCTCCTAATATAGCTATCAGAGTTGTATATCCTTCAATTTGTTCAAGAACAGAGTCGTCTTGCAATCCGCTGTGTATAACAAATCCTGCAAAACCAACCCAGAGTAAAACTAAAGGTACGGCAATCATAAACATAAATATATCATTAAATGTTACACCTTCGCTTGCTGTGTCTTTACTCATTTTCGTTTTTTCCTCCATTTTCCTTGGTTTTTTTATTATTTGTCTGGCAACTGCATATATCATCAGGACTATGAAAATCATACCCGCTGAAGCAGAAACAACTGCCAACATTTCTAATATTGTTACCGCCCATTCCATCATTCCTCTAAGAATAATTCTCCAATTACAAAATAATTGACCCACTCATAGGTTCCATTTCTTTCCCAGTCTGCCCATAGATTGACATAAACAATGTAATATCCTGTGTAAGGCTCTGTGAAATATTCAGGCCCCGAATGAAGCATATATTCATTTTGCTCCCACCCAGTGACATTAAAGAAATAGTCATTATACATATAACCATTCCATACTGTTTCATTGTCTTCTACTTTCAGATGTCCGACATCGTATCCGACCATAACAGGCAATGTATCCTGGTCACAGTCAGTATCTATATCTATCGTTATATTTAACGTAGATTCATCTTCTCTGGAATAGTTTCCATATTGCATACCATTCCAAAAGTAAGTTTCATTAGCCGTGCAATTATATTCTTCATATTCACAGCTACCATCATCTTCCTCGGCTCTGTCATTATAATTTGATGCATCTATATCCATACATCCAACGACAGTCTCATTCGTGGCCGTCTGGTTTCCAGTATTATTGTCCCCAGGTCCACCGAGAAATTGACAACGCCCATTATCGTGCGTCGCCTGCTTATTATAGTTTTCAGCGTCAGGATTAGTACATCCATAAATTACAGGTGGCGGAAAAACACAAGAACCATTATCGAATGTTGCATCCTTTTTGTAATTCATCGCTGAGGGGTCCATACAGCCCCCTTTAGGGCCCGTAGGTTCCTCCGAGTCAAATAGGTCCCCGAACATATCTAGGTCGGCTGTACCGCTCCCAAACATAGCTAAAATGAGGACTGTTAAAATAGAGCCTATTTTTTGTCCTAACTTCGTCTCCCCTATTTTATCGGCAGTTTTGCCTATCTGTTCGAAAACGCCCTCTTCATCGTCTGGTTTACGACCAGAAAGTCCGAGTGCTTCCTTTTCTTCGTCAGTGATGACGTTTATTGCTCCGTAATCATCCCGTGCCATTAATAACGTTTACCTGATTTATTTGTTGGATATTTAGGTTTCTTTCCTTTTTTCATATCACTATCTTTCATCAAACTACCATCTGGCATAAAATGATATCCCTTAGGTGCCTTTTTTCCATCCTTTGCCATTATTGTTCTTCCTCTCTCGTTCTTTTATCTGCGGAGTCGTCATTATTATCTTCTTTAGATTTCAAGTTACCCCCTGGCAACCCTCCTCCTTCACCTCCAATAGCTAACGCGGACACATCTTTGTAATATGTTGTACCTTCGTCAATTATTGACATCTGTTCTAATAATCTTTCTCTAGATATAACGTTCTTTTCGAATAAATTTAACCATATTTCAGGTTCATAGTATTTATTGAATACTAATTTACACGGCTGTTCGGTTATATCAGGGAAGATTTGAGTCTCGAAGAATCTTGCGACTGCCCTCCTATATCGCTCTATCTGTCTCTCAGCTCTTATTTCTTGCCGTGAGATGATAGATTTATTAGCGCCACTTTGTTCTATTAGCCCAATTGAGAATAAATAATTCATCAATAAAGCAGATATAACTGGCTCTAAATGGCCCATTACTTCTAAAACTCTGCTATCTCTTGAACCTGCTCCAGTAGTTCCCATATATCCAACTTCGTGGTGGTTATCTATTGCAACAACTCCCTGAGTAGCAGATGCTATCTTATCATAAGTCTTAGCTAGGTTCTCTAAAGCGGTTTTTTTATCAGAGTCACTGTCCAAACCACTTAGGTCCGCACTAATTACTTTTAGATTAGATGCATTTTGTTTAATCGAAGCAAGAATATCTCTATCCACTCCTTTTAGTGCCTTAATTACGTGAAAACTAGACCGACCAAATGGAATGCCGTAAGGTGACCGTGGGTCCCTCTTAATACGGCACAAGGCTATTTGCTCGTTTCTGTAATCATCATAATCAGATATTCTCCAAGTTTTTAAATTGACTAAAAATTTAGAGTCAGATGCGACACTAACTTGTAACATTTGAGTGTCTTCAACTTCGTTGACTTTAGCTCCCAGTGTAGATGAATAGGTTTGTGACTGCCCCATTATTGACGAAGGCATACCTGAACCATCTAACTTGTTTGCTGGCTTATTGGAAGCAACCTTTCTCTCCTTTGCCATTAAATCTAAACGCAATAAGCGCCCATTCATAGCTTTTAATTGAGCTAGTTTACCATCATTCCAATATTTCTTTAATGCTCCCGTACCTTCACGTACTACATTAAGACCCATCATTTCTATTTCATCGTACGCTAACGGGTCGGTTTCTTCAAAAAACGCTCTTACTTCTTTGGCACCTGCGCCAACAAAGTGATAATCGGTGAACATTTCACCAACTACGTAGTCAACTAAGAAGGAGAACCACTCATTTTCTTGATATTCCACAAGATAATGGTCGTAAAATTTAGTTACTTCTTTATCTCTATAATCTCCAATATCTGTATTATATACGTCAAAGGTTTCTTGAGAATCAGTTAGCGGACTGTCGGCAGATGAAAACCATCCACCAAAAAATGATTTCTTATTATTTTCGGACATAGTGACTCTCCATTATTTATATTTGGAACAATTCTCCATCTTCTTCGTACAATGCAGGGTTCTCTAAATAAGGCCTACGTTTGTCAACCCAGATTATCGAACCTTTGCGTCCTACGAACGTAACATCATATCCGTATTTCTTTGCGTACGTTGCCAGAGCCCAGTGGCTTTCGCCAAAGTACTTGAATCCTTTAATAATTCTGTGTAATGTTCCTAAAGGTATACCGAGTTCGTCTGCGAACACTCTGTAACTCTGTTTCTTACTCTGATTTCTATAGCACCAATTTAAGATAGCTATGCAATCATTCTCTAAATTTCCTCCGTAAAAGTTCATATTTTCAACTTTGATACTCCAAATCCTAAATAAGGTGGGCTTACATCTTTCGATAAATGTAAAAGGGCTAGGCCCATACTATCTAATAGGTCGATAGTGCCTCCCACAGGTTCTTTAAACTTCAAATAGTTTGAAGTTCCTTGTACTTTCTGTACGACGACTCCGTCGTGTTCTAAAATGAACTTAGTATAAAAAGGTTCCGATTTTGGAACTTTTAGACGTCCGTCCATAATGATTTTTCGGTAATTCTGTAGCATATCGTGCTTATATGGACCTGTCATCCATACTCCTAGGACTTCTTTCTTAGCTGCAGTTTCGTTTGAGTATATTTTCACCGAAGGTATTCTGCTAGGTTCTTTAGTAAGGTCTGCTGTTATTTGTATACCTGCTGCAGTAGCATCAGGGTAAATGCGTACTATTCTACCTCTATACGCGTGATATATACGTTTTATACGTTCTATAATAGGGTCATAGTCCCTGTGTCCCTTTTCAGGGGGTACGGGGGATATCTCTTCCCAGTAAACCAGACGTGCATTGCCTGCTAATACCTCAAACACCGTTATTTGCGTAGGATTTAACAACAATCCGTAGTCAATCCCCATAATATACTCTCTACCTGGCTCTGATTTAAGTGTTAAGTCCCAAGATTCTTGCGCACAGGCCTCTAAAAACAGTTTTGGAAAGAATTTACCTGCAGATTTAGGGAATTCTCCCATATTTTCCGCAACAAAGTCCTCATTAAGCATACAACACTTGTTACACTTCCACCCATCTATCTCTGCGTCCTCTGTTAATTCGCGCGGGGCACAGATTCCCTTCTTCAACACCCACTGACAGGGGATATGTAGACGTTTAAAACGGTTTTTTATATAGCTACGGGTGATTGCGCCTTGAATTATGGCGTCCCACACGTCAATGTGGTGAGTTCCGTAGTTATCTGGGTCATCCTTATAGGCGTCCCACTCCATTTCAAGCTCTGGATTAGCGATACTTTTGGGCGTACCGACCATTATCATCTTCTTTTCGGTATATGTATCGGCCATCATATCGTCAATAACCGTAGTTCTTACCTCTTTGGTAACTAACTCTATCTCATCCACGATGAAAAGAGACCCCTTATTACCACGTTTACTGTCTGCTTTCTGTGATTGCGCTAAATTACTAGCTACAACCTCTGATTCATTAAAGGCAAATCGAATATATTCTTTACCGAACGTTCCTCTCTTCTGTACACCAGCGTTTGGTTGGACATATTTGTCCATTAAGTAGTCGCAACGCTTTAAACACTTCCATATGTCGTCCATAATGAACAACTGTGCTTGTGTAGGAGCAAATATTACTGCTCTGGTAGACTGTTCCTTGCACATCTTCCATAAAATATAGGCACTGAGTACCGCACTCTTACCTATCTTACGAGGTTCAATGAATAAATTTACTTCCCTCGATTCAAAAATAGCCGCTGCCTCACTCTGCCAAGGCGCAGGATACATAGGCTTGCGGTTGTCTAAACGTATATACGCAACACAGAACAAGTCAAAGTCTGTCAGTATACGTCTGTGAAACTCTTCGTCCGTCGGAGAAGACTCAGCAACGTTGACGAACCGTTTAAATATCTCATAATTATGAGTAAAACGAACGTCTGTAGCCGAGTCCTCTTCTAAGGTCTTTTTGGCTTCTACGATAACGTTAGCCAATTCGTACATTAAGCTTCTTTTGCTAAATCTCTAATAAGTTTCTTAACTGTACCTTGAGCCTTCTTTTCAGTGTGGTCAAAGTTGCTTAGAATAACTTGTACTAAAATTTCATTTTTAAGATGCTTTTCTGCTTCTGCTGATAAGGCCTCTCTCATCTTTGGAGTTAAGTTCTTCTCTAAGAGTTCTAATATCTCTGCTTCGTGTTTTTTCATAAACTTGGACGCATAAACATCTACGAACATCTTAAAGGCAGGAACTTTAAAGTAGGCTACTACCCCTGCTCCAACGATTACCAAAAGAAGACCTATAAGTTCTGGAGAACCTGTAAGAACGTCAAGAATGGTCTCAATCATACTTTCTGTATCACTGTCACCAGTCAAGTTAGTTGTTACGTTTGTCTCTGCTGTTGTGTTATTAGTCATTTTCATCTACCTCTATATCTATTATTTCTTGTTGTTTTTTCCATTCAACTTTCAAACCACCGTCTTCGCCCTTTAATTCCATAAGAAGTTCCTGAGCAGCACCTACGCTGTCTTGAATGATGTTGGTGTTACGTGCACGTTGTAAGTAATTCAATACATACTCGTTCATTTTTCGCATACGTTCGTTTGTAGTTTCGTAATTCATAAGTTCGTCAATGTTCTTCTCGTACGACCAAGAGTCGTAACGTTCCAATTGCATTAACATAGCAGCAACGCGGCTGGTTTCAATGATGTTCAATGATAAGCCTGGGTCCTGGTCAAGTTCGCACAGGTAGAACTTATAACGTTCATAGTCCTCTGGTACTTGCTTAATCTTTTCTACTAACGACAATGGATTGTCCATTGTTAGTGCGTTAACTAGTTTGTATTTCTTTAATCCGTGCTCTTTGCTAGTCATAGCTACTCTATATGTATATTTGGAACTATATAAGTCTATTGGTGAATGTCCTATAATATCTATCTCAGATGTATGTTATCTATACAAAATGACTTTCAAAATTTTACTCGCTTCTGAACTCACTAACGGACGATTTGTGAGTAAAACGTGAGGACCGATGAGGCGCTTCAGGCACACTGATTTTCAGGTATGGGTCAGCATTTTTCCATTTAAATAGCATACTCTATCTAAGATACATTGCCATCGTCGAGTCTAAGTATAATAGTAAACTATATCCGTTGCGTCGTTGGTGGTATTTCGCAAATGCCGAGTAGCGGACTGTGAAGCAGGAGCTGAAATCAGAGATAGAAGAAGTCTATCCACCTAGATAACTAGGAACGGGAACGTGTCAAAGTTACGAACCCAACACCAAATATGGAGGTAAAACAATATGTCTAAACCCTTAGAAGTTATTGTCGAGAAACTTAATTCTCTAGAGAATAAGATTGACGACAGTGACAGAAAGATAAGGCTACAAATAGATAATATGCTTGAACATTTGCTTAAGTCTATTGAGAATAACACTAGTGCTAATCTCAGTAGAAGTATAGCTATGAACTCAGGCAAAAAGTCTAAGATAGCCAAAGCTTCAAAAGCTATGCCTAAAAACAAAGCTAAGAAGCGTGTCGATGAGGGTACTTGTGGAGCGTGTAAGTCGAGCTTTAAGTTCGAAAACTCATTCCATAAATACCACGTTGATTCTGACGGTAGCTGTAAAAAGCTATGGAAAGATTCAAGTCGACGAGTTCCAGCTACATTCATCAAGAATTAAACACCTTGAGTAGCTGACTCCATTAGTCAAAGCCTGTGAAATTAACAACAGCTCATATCAGTGATGATTAACTGAGCTGAGGCACTGTATCCTGAGCTAAGATGTAAAACTGGCTCACATCCGCCTATAGACTTATCCTCAGGGATAGTCGGGCAGGAAACATATGACAAATAAAATATGGGAAATAACAGATAAAGGCTTGAATTTAGTTCTTGAACTTCAAGAACGGAAGAATATAGGTGGAGAATACCGAGAGTTTATGAAAACTTATTCACCTAAATTAGAATCGGGAAAAACAATAAAGGAGGAAGAAAAAGAATGATATACGAAAGAGAATGGAGAGAGTCAAATCTCGAAGACATACGAAAGAAAATGGCTGAGGTCAAAGCCAAACTGGAAAAGCTCAAAGCAGAACATAAAACGCTAAGGTGTGTTTTCCTTATGAAAGGAGGTGGGAAACAATGAGTAAAGAACAGGTAGAACAAACTTGCGCAATCTGTGGTGATTTTGTAGATATGAAAATGGCAAAGTTCATTACAGATTATGGTGGATTTTTTGAAGAACATTTAGAAGTCTACTGTGATAAATGCCTAGAAAAGGGGCAGGAATCATACGAGAAAAAACTAAGAGGTGAAGAAAGATGAGTAGAGTACAGACACAAACTATGACACACGTAGCTGTCGGTAAAGACAGCTATGGTCGCAGTCGAGTATGTTTGGAAACAAATCCATACGTATACTGGACAGCTTGTGGAAGAGGCCTAGATAGACGGGATACTCCAATGAGTAATACAGTAAGATGTAAAGACTGTACTAGACATTGGAATAAGCACAATAAGAAACCTGTCTGGATAGAAGCAGTGACAGTTAGTGTCACAGTAGGTGAACAATGATAAGACGAGTATGGGACAGAATGGTATATCTTAGTGGTGATGAGGATGCTGATGATGCAATCTTCGGTGTTCATACTTGCCCAAGATGTAATGTTGACTGTTGGTGGGACCAAGACCACTTCTGTAAAGAAGGCAATTGGAGAAGAGAACGATGCACTAAATGTAATACTTGGAATCATATAGGTATTATGTGCAGTAAATGCAAAGATGGAAGCGTGGAACTATGAGAAGAAGACATATGCCTAAGGGTGAGGGATACCTCACTCTTTGTGGACACGAGATGACGACCCAAGAATATCGCTTTGCAAGAAGCCGGTCTTGGCATCAAGTGAACTGTAAGCGTTGTTTGGCTAAGGACTAGAACTACTGTTCTCCATATGGCTGGGGGCCTACGGGCCCTCTGGCCTACGGTGTATTATTATTTATCCATACCATATACACACCACACGCCCATCCCGCCCTTCGCGCACGTCATTACGCACGTCCCGCGACGATACGAACGAGCCTATCCCGCCCATCGACACGCACGTTACCCCGCGACAACGTCACACGATACGACAACGCGACATTGCGATGCGTATGAGAGCTAAGCACAAATCAAGCACAAATCGAGAGTAGGCAAAACTATATTAACTCCCCCCCTTTTCTTGGTTGGATGGCAAGTGAAGAATTTGTTCAGGCTCTTATGTCCCTCGTGAAGGAACATATGAGTGTGTCGGAAGTATCGTCTACGACGGTCAGCAATGAGTTGATACACGATGTATGTCGTGTAGATGACTCGAATCACCAAACGTTCGAGTACGTATGTGATGCCCTACTCGAGGGCAAGGCTGTTCGTAATGTATCGAACCCAGAACACGTCGATTACGTTACGGGGAGTGCCAAGAATTGGGTAGCCAACGCAGGTGGACTCGGAGCGTTCAAGGCACTTGTACGTACACACCGTGCGACTGCAACGAAGTTGCCTGAACTACAGGCATCGTCAGTCGATGTTCCTGCAATGTGTGCCGATTATTACGAGAGACGTCGAGGTTCACGAACTGCGTTCGTTACGAACGTATTCCTCGTCGAGACAGGCACATACAAGGGGCATCAGTTCGGTCGTTGTATCAACGACAATGGACGTGCCTACTTCGTAGGTGATTTTGGCGATGGTGTCAAGGCATACAAGGCTCCGTCACCGTCGTATCGTAGAGTCGACAAGGCTACGAAAGGAAACCGAATCAAACTGTCGGACAATGAGGTCATAGCCGTATACACACCGTAGACGCTGACCTGAATCGACCTGAACACGTCGTTAAACTGTTCGTATGATGCAAAAAAGCAAACCTGTTCTGAACAGGGGGAGAAGCAAACGTGCGTAAATGTTCGCACACCTACGTATCAGTCGTACGTAGGCTCCCCCGACGTGAACGTATCTTATTATCTTTTATCCGTACGCACGTACCATCACGCGCCCGTACGTGTCGAACTTTTCCGTACGTACGAACATTGTACGAACGTCGAAGACAGCCTCTCTCTCATACGTTCGTGCACGTACGTTAGTGCTGGGGTTCAGATGTTCATCAATGTACGCACGTCTGTCCAACTACTTAGTCAGAATTGGTGTTGTTGCTGTACGTACATACGTATGTGATATATATGTACATATATGAACGTATACGAACATAGGAGAGAGAGGGGGGATAAACATACGTTTACAAATCTAATACATATATGTATATATATAGTACGTATAAGTATGTCCTCATATAACGCATATGTCGATGTCATAATACGACAATATCGTGACATTGTATCGTTGTATCATAACGTCGTATTGACGTCGCGACATTGCGATGCGGGTTGAGGTTCTCCTCGATATTCCCTCTTGAAGCAAAGGTTTATTACCCCCCCTGATTTTGTGAGGCCAGAATGTTTGGAAGTCAAAGTCCAGAGGGTTATCATACCCCGAGTCAGTCATTCGACGCACTCCCCGTGTGTGCAACGGATACGACAGGAGTTCATCCTGTCCTGCCCTTCAGTTGGGCCACAGCAGAACGATACGCATTGTCAACTGACGAGATACTCTCGTGGCGCAATGCTTGGTGTGCATATCGTAATGCGTACAACTACGAAGAACCAGCCGTTCGTGTTGAGGAACTTGAAATCAACACACGTAATTCGCCATACCACGTACAACATCAACGTATGGCAGGTAAGTACGCAGAAACGATGGGCAACTATCACAAGGCGTTCTCAAGCGACAGGTCATCGAATCCGCTTGACCTTACGAACGCAGCACTACGTGATTTCACGGTAGCAACTGCGAAAGACGATACAGCAGGTATCCTACGTGCGTTTGAATACGCAGGATGGGACATCAAGGAGTAAACACATATGAACACAAAAACGAACATAGATACGAGCATAGCAGACGACTTCTACGACGACGTAGATTTAACACAGGAAGAACGTGACGTAATATACGAGGACAGCCTCGTAGGACGTGCATACGACGACTACCAAGATTGGAAAGACGAGGAGTCATTACGTGCATTCTGTGCACCGTACGTAGGATGGGTATTAGACCTATGAGTGGCTTAGACAAGCTACGTGGGTTCGATGACGAACATACGAGATACAGGGTCTACCTGTTAGACGAGGAAGTCCAGACGTTGGTTGAGGAGATACTACCCGACGTGGATGACACTACATACGCAGGTGCAATACTTGCAGGTATGATAGGACAGCTAATGCAACAGTTTACGTCGTTAGACGTAGACACAAACCACGTATACACATACGTACACAAATCAGACGAGGAACTATGAACAAACAAATCAGACGCAAGTCGGCGGCACGTACGCCATACGAAAACTACGAACTACCACCTTCAAGTGAGCAAGGGGGTGCGTTCATTGATTGGAACGAAGTCATCAAGAACGTACGCATTAACCCACACGGTAAACCCGTACGTGTTATACGTAAAAAGAGGGAGACCAAAAAATAAAATGTTTACGGTTAATTCAAACCTCTTCACAAAGTGAAGAGTTTGAATGAACCTAACCAAACCAAAGGAGAACTATGGAGAACGAAACAAAAATAATCTGTGAAATCTGTGACGAGGCAGAGGCAACAACATCGGAACACATCGAGGGTGTCGAGTGCGACATCTGCGATGAATGTTATGACACGTTGCCATCTGACGAGTGGACAGGTGAATTAGTTAGAGAAATTTACGACAACGTAAATGGATATGCCGTATCGTACAATACGTATTGTGATGAAACACAAACGTGCGATTGGTCAGGTGACCGAGTATTCAACGACCAAATACTCGAACTCTCGAATGGTGACTGCATAGACAGAGACCAATACGAGGATGAAGTAGGCCATTGTTATGACTGTGGCCATACGTCACACGTAGATGACTTACAATGGCAGGACAGGATAGAATCCTACACGTGTGATAGCTGTGGTGAAAGCTACAGATACACTACGGATAGGTGGTATAACCGGTTCGCCAAGCGAGTATCAAACTCGTTCAGGCAGTACCCCGTGCGTAACTACGTAGGCATCGAGTTCGAGGCCGAAGGTGGTGAAGCGATGGCAGATACTATGCCAACCGACCTACGTAATGCAATAGCAGAAGCGAAGGATGACGGGTCACTAGACAGCGGTGGTACGGAGTACGTCACACACCCAATGAGGGGAGATGACGTAGCAAACACCATCGATAATATGTGCGAACAGTTCGCAATGAATGGATATATGATGTCTCGTAATGTGGGATGGCACTTCCATTATGAAATGGAAACGTTCAGCCTACAGAGACAGAAGAACATATGGTCTGCTATGCAGAGATTTGATTCACTTGTACGTATGGCACCTGAGGAGTTCAGATACTTCTCTGGTATGATGCGTTCATATGCCTGTGCTTGGACTGACCAATACGTATCTTGGGCATCACAATGGGCGATGGACAAGAAGATAGACTACGGATACCGTGACCACAGACGACGTGCTACACGTGGTTCTGAGATGGGCAGGTATGCGTGGATGAATTGGTCACCAATGGCCAATAGTGATAACAAACGTGTAGAGATACGACTGTATCAACCTATTACATTCCGACAGAACTTCACCGACCACGTACAATGGACACGTGAAGCATACAAGGAAACAGGTGATGACTACAAGATGTTCATTCAATTTTGGAATGAGTTCATACGTAAGGCTGCGTACAGACCACGTGGACTCAAGTTCAGAGGCGAAGCACATTCACTACTCGAACTCAAGGAGTTCGCAGAACAATTCTCACCAGAGGTGAGCAGTTGGATGATAGCGAACTACGAAAAAGGAACACAACACTAAGGAGGTGATAAATTTGTGTGAAATACAATTTGTTGTAAGCAACACGTTGGGTAATGACAACGTAAATAACTTCATTAATATGTTGGAGTGCGGTTCTAGGTCGAACCGTGATGCAACAGGCATATTCAGCGATGCGTACCAATGGAAGGTAGGCAAAGCCTATTATGAATTGAAAGACAAAAAGGATAATAGCCTACGTCATATGTTAGCAGACCTGCCAAGTAATTGGCTCGTAGGTCACAACAGACTAGCTACGCAAGGTAGTGAGAAAGATAACGACAACAACCACCCATTCACGAACGATACGTGTACTGTGGTTCACAATGGTATCATCTCTAACGATGACGAGCTAAAGGCTCAGTATGGATTCAACTATACAACACAGACAGATAGTGCGATTGTACCTGCGTTAGTAGACCACTACGTGAATGCAGGTGAGTCCGAGATAGATGCAATCACTAAGAGTGCAGAAGAACTGCAAGGTTCTTACTCACTATTTATATACGTGCATCAATCAAAGAACCTATACTATTTGAAAAATAGTAGCACTAACTTTTATATGATGAAAACTATCGATGAAGCTGACAACGTAAGCATATACGGTAGTACGTCGGAGTCCAGCTTAAAGGATATGTCCTATATAAAAAGCGATGGCCTGTTTGGGTCAGACCTATTTAAAGCAAGGGAGATAACCACACCTACGTCAGGTACTATATACAACATAGTATATAAAGGAGACAACATAGACGTACAGAAAGCTGGAGAGTTCGAACCTAAATCATACGTATACAGAGGGACAGGAGCTGTGAAATATTACGGCGGTGCATACGGAGGATATAATTGGGATGAGTACGATTGGGCTGACCCAGATGGTACGTTAGCTACGGCAGAGTCTAAGAATAGTACGAAGAGACAACAGCGTCTAGATTCCAAAGCACGTATGAGTGCGATATTGGATGACTGCGATGCAGACATAGACACAGTATTCGAGAGTGTCATTGATGACATTGAGAACTATGGATTCTACGGAGAGGAGTTATCCTATGCAGGTGAGTTAACCAAAGCGGTTATGGATTCAGTTAGTTCATACTCAGAGAGACACCAGCAGGTAGTTCTTAGACAGGTACCTGATGAGTACGGAGATATGTTAGTATCTTGGCTGAGTGCTAACCAATGGGTCACCGTCAATGACGATGAGAACTGCTCTAACTACACGATTACTTACGAGTCATTATGTGACTACATAGAGGATAACCAATGAGAACACTATCACTATCGAGAGAACGTACGCTGAAAGAAAATTGTAATGATATACTTGGCCACTTCTACTCAAGTGATGGAGTACCGTTGGCGAACGTGATGACAGGATTGTTTGCGTATACTGACAGGGAACCATACCTATGTAATGCCACAGTAGGCAGGAAGGTATGGCACCCAGAGACAGAGACGTACAGAGGACCTGTGGTAAGCGAGAAGCTAACGTTCGCCATCGAACGTTGGTTGGAAAAGGGAAAGGGCTACGCAATAGTTCACGGAAGAAACATACCCGACTTGTCTAGAGCAAGACTCGAACGTATGCCATACAAGATAACTTCGACGAAGTACTTCTATGATTTAGGTAGCTTCGGTCAGTCCGATATATGGAATATAGTATCATCGGCACGTACTTCTAATAGAAGACGTGGACGTAGAGGAAGGTACGGCTCAACCTATAGTGATACACCTATTGCTGTTAACAAGTCCTTGTTCGAGTATTACACACGTGCAATGGAAGCAGGTGGCAAAGAGGAGTGGGATTATATGAGACGTATGGAACCTAGTGAGTCGGATGAAGGACATCACAGAAGAAGCTGGACATCGTTCATATGGAGCGATGGCGGTATACTTACGTACGATAGTTCTGATAACGAAATAGATACTCAGTCGTCATACAAACACTATAAGGTAGTAGACCACGCAGGTATAAACCGAATAGAATTTGTAAACACAGATGGGGAGGAGATTTAATGGGCGCATATCCATTCGGTCAAGCGGTCAAGCATCCTGAACATATGTGTCCAGACTGTGCTAATGTAATCGGCCCCGTAGATGTGTTCGCTAATAATCCAGACGACAATAAGTGCGAGGGTGCGGGTATGAAGTTAAAGCCACAATGGGGCGGTAAGCTTGAAGGACAGGCGAAGAATGACCCCACGCAACACGCATTTATAGATATGTCGTATGATATACGTGACCACACCGACGCTGAGAAGCACAGGAAATTTGTCATAAGTACGAGACGTATGGCTGTTCCTATGTGCGGACTTGGTAAACAATTACCAAAGGTACACGTACTCCGACAATTAGATTGCGATTACCCCGTGATTAGAAATAAGATGGATAGCGAAGGTGTCCCACGTATGGTAGACATAGATGGATTTAAATACTGCGGACATTGTAAATGCAAACAGACGTATCAAGGATACGCAGATTACTCGTGGCGTTCTTCAGCCGAAACCTGTACTAACCCCGAGTGTATAATGAATGGAGGAGAAGAGCAATGAGCATAACAGTATACGGGTATGACGACTCGGAGACGTGTCCTGCCTGTGGTTCCCGACTAATTGAGGGATGCTGTAAAGAATGTGGCGAATGCTACGACCCCAACCCATAGGAAAACAATGAACAAAAACAATATATTAAATAACTTTATGGACTTGATTGACGAAGTCAAAGACACACGTTCGCAAGAAAGCGTAGACGTGAAGAAGATACTGACCGAGTCACAATACAGACAGTTCGTAAAAATGGAACGGGTTATCACGAACTTATTTACAAGTGGTGACCTACACACGGGCATACGCAAGACGATTGCTGGTCCCGAGCTTACTAAGACGCAACAGATAAACGTACTTATTATGCTCAAAATATTTGAAACCTTCATCAATATGATGAATGAGACAGGTGCATTAGTACCTGATAACACACAAGATACAGACCTTTGGAGGCTGTATAATTAAGACATATTTATAGGTAAGTTAATAAATGTACTTACCTATAATTATGGTAGGAAAAAAAAGGAGAATTAAAAATGACAAACAGATTTAGTAGAATGTCCTCACGTTCAAGTGGGGCCAATGATAGCTCCGCCAAATCAGGCGGGAACGTTAAGTACAACGTTATAAAGAGTGAACGTATAGATTGGGAACCAAATAACTTTTTGGAAATCTCACATAAATCATACGATGCTAAAGGCGAGAACGCTGGTAGCGGTGAGTTCTACTCACTGTCACGTGGCTACTACGCAACCGGCAACGGAGACGTAGAAGAAGGCACACCTATCTACCAAAAGTCCTTGACTTTACCAGCAGATGATAAGTTCCTCGATGGCTTCATCGGTGCATTAGATAAGATATTTTCTTAGGTGCATAGATGGCCAGAACAAAGCAAGTACGTAGTGGTATGGTGAACGAGCTTCACAGTATCACTACCGCATACGAGAATTTACGTACCGTAATGAGTAAGAAGTCACCTATGAGTAGGTGGTCGGAGATAACCGATGCTCTCGAGCGTCTATCATCTGCTATTTACGGACAGTGATATTGTAGATAAGTCCATACTACGTTTACATATAATGTGGTTTATAGGAGTATGGTGTTCAATATGAGGTATCACATCGCGTATGCAAAAGAGATTCGATTGAAGGATGGGCGTGTCATCAGCTTTGATGATGTCCAACTTCACGACGAGAAGCACGAGTACGACGTAGGTACGAGAGATAAACACAACGTACCCCGACAGGGTATGGAGTTAGATTATCTCGAAGACTTTATGGCTGACCACTTTGTGGTCATACTCGAACACGGAGAGCTAACATCGGATGACTAAGGTGAACGTGTTGCATATCAAATACGTCACGAGAGTAGATAAGATTGGTAAAGCCGACTCATCCCACGCCGAACCGAAAGGATTATACGGTAGTAGGGCAGGTTTTTGTTTACCAAAAGGATTATACGAAGTGCGTGACGATACTGATGCGACAACGTTTGTATTTCTTAACGAAGTATATGTACGTTTCGATAGCGTTGACGGTGGACCATTCAACGTATATCCGTACACACCTTATGACAATGACTTAGCATTACACGACGTCACGAGCTTGACATTACACCCAGATAAAAGATTCGAACGTGTGATTGATAACTTGTTTCGTCGTGAGTGTATAGATGATAACATCATACACGAATATGTTTTCAGGATATTCAGACGTCCTACGTATGGACGTACTGACATACCTGCGTATTGGGACATAGGCATACATAAGCACGACGTGGACCTACCACGTTATGCGCATAGCCCAGCCCCAACAGAGATGTTGGATGGTGAGTTCAAACGTACGTGGACAGACGAACAACGTGATGTTGTACGTGAGTTCCGTGCGTATAGTGTGAGCTTCCCACGTACGCTAACTGAAGAGCAATTCATCGAGTTTTATATGCAACGGATAAAAGATAGTCCATCCCGCGCTGATGCTCGTCGAATCTGGAAACATAGGACTGAAATGGGATTAAATTAAATATGGTCAATATAAAAAAAGATAAAGATTGGGGCCTTAATAAGGAAAAAGAGGCTATAGAAGCCTTTACCAACAACGCTCCAGCTGGAAAATGGAATAAATTTGAGAAGACCAATGCGTACAATCACTTTGATTACTGCGCACACTCTATGGACAGGAAGAAATCTGCATTCGTAGAGATAAAGTCTAGGCGTAACAAACACGATGCGTACGAAGAGACTATGGTACCCGCAGTTAAAATACAGAAGGCACTTGAACTAATACGTTTAGGTCACAAAGTATATTTTGTATTTAACTTCACGGATGGAATTTATTTCGTCAAACTAGAAACCGCTACTGTACGCTTTGGATTTAGCGCACGTACGGATAGAGGAGCACTCGAATTGGGACACTATGCTTTTATAGGTGTCAATTCATTAATAAAAATAGGAGAAAAAAATGAGTAGTATAGATAGTAGAAAATATAAAGAACTAGATAGCAGAATTCAAACCATTGAGAAATGGTTAGATGAAAAGAATGAAATGCTGACCCAAATGGATATGGTTTCTAACTATAGCTTTTTAATAAAAGCTTTGAAAGAATACGTAGACAGACAAGAGCAGATGGGGCAACAGATGCAACATATGCAGGGACAGTTTCAAACTAATATAGCTTCCGTCGAAGAGTTTATGAAAGATAACAAGCTTGAAAAGAAGTGGGAAAAATTCTTAGACACTAAGCAGAAGGAAGCCGAAGAAGAGGCTAAGAAAGCCCAAGCAATGAACGAGGGACCTGATATAAAGAGTGCCAGTGAAATTATTGCAGAACAAAGAGGAATGACCAAAGAGTGATTATGTGGAAAATGACTAGTATAGGAATGTGTGGTGAGTGCGAACTCTACACCGATATCGATGAATATCAGCTTTGTGAGGATTGTAGTGTATTATGATTAGTAAAAGAAAAAGTACACTAAATGATTTGCACCGATATTTTGAAGGTTGTTTCGTTTTAGGTAAAAGAGACCCTATATTAGAAAACCACGAAACTCGAATACTTAGCTTATTATTATGGGGTATCGCCGGTAAATCCATATGTATACGTGGTGAATCTGGCAGTGCAAAGACTAAAATCTTAAACGCTGTCACTTCCCTTGTATACGGAGACGAAGGATTAGAAGGTAGAAATCCCAATGTATTGTGGTTAAATTCATCGTCTGCTAAAGGACATCTTACAGAAGATAGCGCACAGATTATAACACAAGCTAAACGTTGTGTTATTCCTGAGCTACAAAATATACTTACGTCACAGAATCTTGAAGCAATGATTAAGTTGTGGATGGAGGACCGTCCGTACATATACAGTAAGAATGACTTAGGCAGACGTACGATTAGAATCATACTAGACCCAAAACCAATTATGACGAACCTTGCTGATGGTAACGAAAGTCTACCATCCCTCCCTGTTGAGATGAAACGTAGAGTAATAAGTTTGCCTACGTTCTCCAGTAAGGAGCTAAACGAAAAGGTTCATCACTTAAAAGCAATAAGTAGGATGTTGCCTGATGATAAGCTAGTTAAGCTTTCACGCGTAGAGACAAGTGGATTAAAGAATCAAATACGTGAAGCTATGGAACTAGATAAAAGAGTTATCAATCCAGGAGCAGACGTCATACGTACAACTATACCTGCAACATACACAATGTCAAACACATTTATAGATTACTACTTCGATGTTATTGAGGCAGTTACTAAGTTCCATCACCGAGAGAGAGTACAAGATTTAGATTATATATACTCCACTCCAGCTGATAACTTCATTGCCTTCCAACTAGCAGGAAGTATATTTAGAGATATGTCTATAGGTATCAATCCAATAGGAAAAGATATTATAGACTTTGTGCCTAAAGCAGAAGTATGGGGTGACTTGGTCACCGAGAGCGATTCAGACGCAGTTCACATTGATGAAATTACAGATTACCTTTCAAATAAAGGAATAAATAGAACCAAGAAGATGATACAATTCACAATGGCACGTCTAGTCGACGCTAACTTTGTACGTAAGATACCTAAAGCTGATAAGTACTACAGGACGCAGGACTTTGATTTCTCTCGTTCAGTAGATTGGAAGGGTTTGGTTGATGCCTGTATTACAAATATGGAGATTAATTCAGAACATATTGCAGAAGAATATAAGAAGGATGACTTACATATGTATACAGACCCCTTTACAGGTGAACATAAGAATATACCTATGACATTACAAGTATATGGAGGACATTTAGAATGAAAGACTATGATGGTAGGTGCCAATACTGTTTAGATTGGCCACAAGAATGCGATTGTAGACATAATCTAATACAAGGTGGCTTATTCTATAAGAATAGTTACTGGCCTATACGGGAGATTGACCCACGATGAGTGATATAATACCGTTAGAGATTCCAATACAAAGTCAAATGAGAGTATATTTCTTTATGTCAATAGCTAACATAATATGGAGAATGATATGAGCTGGACAGACTACGAAAGTCCTAATCATCTCGATATAATGATATTCGGTATAATATGGACATTTATAGTAATAGAATATTACATATGGAGAAATAAATAATGGAACTTACTGAAGGAATATTTATACTTGCTGTAGTAGATGGACCATTAGCCGGCCTATTCTATTTCTTATGGAAGAGGTTCTGGCAATGAAATGTAATCTATGTAAATGGAATCTCGATGAAAGATACATTAGATACAGAGATGTCAGTGGTTACCCATATTGCAGAGAATGTTACATACAAATAGGAGGTATAATATGATTGATGAACAAATAGTATACGCATTAGCATCTATGTTTGGCTTGACATTATTGTCGGCCTTGCTGTGGTTTATGCTGAGGTATGCAGAATGAAACAGATAATGGAAGAGTATAGCACTACGTTCTACAAGTGTATGGACAAATGGCCAGCAGACATCAGGGAAGATATATACAAATTATATTCTTACTTGAGAGTATGTGATGAAATGGTAGAAGGAAAGTTGTCCACGTGTGACTATAGCGACTGGAGAAAAGCAATAGAAAGCTTTTACAGTGTAAGCGAGAAGTATGACTTTGATGGTCAGTGGTTAGCTGATTTTCACATCTCTATGTTTACTGATATAGTCCAAAAGAAACACACAATGGAATCAATGCTAGAGTACTGCAAAGGCTCAGCTGAATCGGTGGGTATGATGATGTCTAAGATATTAGGATGTCCACCAGAAGCAGAGAAGTTTGCACGTGCACTAGGCAGAGCATATCAAATAATTAACTTTATAAGAGATTATGATGAGGATGTAGATAAGGGATACCATTACATAACTGATGACCACGCTTTATATACCGACCTATTCATCAAGGAACTTCAGATGGGAATGATAGGAATGGTTTATATACCCGAACATCTACGAGAACCTATACATATGGCTAACAGAATGTATGTTTCTCTAATAGATAAAGGACCAACTTGGGATAATATGTGGATATGTAACTGTGAGCACGGACATCAGAATTGTAAATGTGATGGTAAGACAGGTAAAAAGGTGAGAGAATGAATGGATTTGAAAGATTCAAAGCGAGTTTAGAAGTTATGGAATTCGAATTAAAGAATGACATATACGAAGAACTCATAGTAAGTAAGTGGGTCGACGAACTTGGTCAGATACTACAACAATACCACGATATGGCAAACATAAACGCTGGCAATATTATAGGTAAGACTAAGATTCAAGACGACCCATATTATGGAAAGAAGGGACCGAAATAATGTATTTAAGTGAAGCCGAATGGATGATAGCCCTTACTATAGGGTTGTCTATCCTTCTCGCGTGGGTGACACTACTATGAGCTGGTATCCTGAAGGCTCTACGCTATGCTCATACTGTTATTCAGTATGTACCTTAGTGTATAAAAGTGCAGATAAGAGCATTTATGAATGCCTGAAATGCAAACGGGAAACAATAGTTAACCACGAGGAGGTTGATTGGTAATGAAAATAGAAGAATTTGATAAAATAAAAGAACTCTACGATGTGAGTATTATGGAACTATCTAAAGAGGATAATGAATCTCTCTTTAAATATTTGGATGAACCTACACAGTGGAAAAGTAATAGAACACGGAGAACATTTTACGCGTCAGACGCAACAAGATGTGAACGTCAGTTGTTTTATTCAGTGTCTGGAGAGAAGGAAACTAATCCATCTATCGGACCAAAACAGTTAAAGATATTCGCTCTGGGAGATGCCATACACGAAGGTATATCAGATAGATATAGGCAAGTGGATGGATGGAAATTCTACGAAGAGGCTCCAGGCGAGATACATATACCAAAGAGAGATGGACACGAAGGTGACTTCTTATTACACTACAGAGTAGATGGTATATTGAAGAGAAAGTTCGGTGAAGAAAAACTACTAGGAGTAGACACCGACAGTATGGTCACTGAATTTAAAAGCAGCGCTGACTTCCCATACAGTACAGGGAAGAACAAGCAAGGACAGATATATTGGTTCGGAGCTAAAGATGTTCCCAAATACGACCACTTCGCTCAATTACAATTAGGTATGTACGGCGAAAGTATTAAATACGGAGTATTACATTATTATAATAAGAACAATTCTGAGGAATCAGTACACGTTCTTAAACTGAACGAACCATTTGTTGAGACTCTCATTGAGAGAATGTGGCTTGTGATGGATAGGATAGCACGTGGAGAGCTACCCGAACGTCCATATAAGGCATACCCAAACAAAAAGAAAACGGCACTTCAGAAATCTAAAGTGATTGATGGAGTAACCCACAAGTCAGATTGGCATTGCCAATACTGTAACTTTTCTGATAAGTGTTGGGAACTAAATGAGTTTGCAGTAGAGTAGGAGAATAAATGCGGACAAAAATATTTCTAACAAACGTTGATTACATAACTGACCCAGTGTCAGACTTACCTATAATTAGATTATACGGAAAGACTGAGCACGGAGAGAGTTTAGTATTCTATGAAGAAAAATTTAAGCCGTACTTCTATCTCGCAAACCCGTCTTCACACGACCGTCGTTTACTGGGAATGGCAGGTGCAACGTTAGGTGAATCAGTAGAACTAGAACACTACCAAGAGAAATATGATTGTGTCAAAGTAGAACTGAGACATCCTAAACATATGCCTAGACTAAGAGAGAAATTAATTAGTAGAGGCCGTACAGTATTTAGTGGCGATATTATATATCAGTTAAGATATTTATATGACAACGACTTGGGAGCATTTGTAGAAGTAGAACATAATCAATTCGATGAAGTTCTATCTATCGAGAGATGCTCTCCATTTGAAGTCAAGCTTGATGTGTTAACTTTTGATATAGAATGTAGCTTACGAACTAAAGAAATGTATTGCATCGGCGCTCAGATAAACGACCAACCCGGCGTAGTATTTACTAACGCAGGAGGCGAAGCCAAAATGATTGAGGACTTCGTCGACTTTATTCAAGATGTAGACCCTGATATCATTACTGGATATAACAGCAACGGATTCGATATTCCTAAGATAATGGACAAATGTCGTTCGTTGAATGTTAACTTCGGTATAGGTAGAGCGGGCGATGAACCTTGGATGAGAGATGACAATAAACGAAAGATGAAAGCTTGGTATGTATCAGGCAGGATATTCGTTGATACTTGGCAACAAGTAAGACAGGAACTTCAACCGATTCAAGAATCGTTGGGGTTCGTGGGTGAACTATTAGGAGTAGGTTCCAAAGATAATGTGGATGCCTCTCGCATAGAGGAAGAATGGAAGAACAGACGTCTAGCTGTAATTAAATATTGCAAGCAGGATGTAAATGTGACCTATGAAGTCTTTATGCACGAGAAGGTGGCCGCAATATCTAAAGCTATGGCTCTAACTGTAGCTTGTGACCTACCTCTTGAACATTCGTTTGCCCCCGCGACATCTCGTATCGTCGACTCCCTACTCATTCGACGTTTCGATAAACTTGGTTTTGCGGTTCCACAAAATAATTGGAATAACAAAGCTAAGAAAATAAAAGGAGCAACCGTATTCGAGGTCTTTGAGCCTGGTATCTATGAAAACGTAGGTATTTTTGATTTTAAATCAATGTATCCTAGTGTTATGATTAGTAATAATATTTGTCCGACGACTTTTACCAAGACAGAGACTGATGACAGCGTGCGCTCCCCCCTCGGGGTGTATTTTAGATTAGATAAAGAAGCTATAGTTCCTAAAATTCTAAAAGAATTATGGGACTGGAGAGATGAGACTAAACTAAAAGTTGAAAAGAGTGGTGATTACTATGACAGATTACAATCTAGTATTAAGGTAATTATGAACTCTTTCTATGGCGTTATGGCTAGTGACTTCTATCGTTTCACTAATCCTTCGATTGGTGGAAGCATAACAGCATTTGCTAGACTAGGCATACAAAATGTGTACGAGGAGCTCGGCGCCCAAAAATACACAGTCATATACGGAGACACAGACAGTGTCTTTGTACAGCTAAAAAACGATAGAGACCCGCATAAGTTAGCCGAGGAACTATCAGCACGTGGATTAGAGATGGAATTAGAAAAGATTCTAGAGACATTCTTTACACACGGTGCGAAGAAAAGATATGCCGCTAAGGTAGAATGGCCTAAGAAGGAGTTCTACGTTAAAGGCTATGAGCTTAAGAGGGGTGATTCATTTAAGATACAGAGAGAAATCTTAGAGAAATCTCTCAGACTTATTTTAGATAAGAAACCCGACGAAGCTTTAAGACTAGTGACCGATACGGTCAAGACAATAAAGAATACGGAAGTTGATTTAGAAGATTTACTCATAACAAAGAGTGTCAAATCACCAAAAGATTACGTAAATCCTGACTCGAATGCAGGAGTACAAGCAGCTATGAAATTGCAGGCCCGAGGATACCCTTGGTTACCAGGTACAAAAATAAGCTGGGTTGTATCTAATTCGAAAACCACACCTATGGAGGTTGAACCCTACGTAGAAACTGCTGAACTTTCAGCTAAGTTTGATAGAGACTATTATGCAGATAGGATAGTAAAAACTATGTCTGATATAGCAGGTGTTTTTGGTTGGGATGATATGGGTCTTCGGAGTAATACTAAGCAACTAAAACTGTTCTAAATACAAGAGTTGCTAAAATGAGAAAAAAGAATCGAAGAGCCCCACCTAAAAATAGAACCAGATACGAAGGTGAATTAGTAAAATTAATCGGAACTAAAAGGAATGATTGCTATGTATCACCCTCTGGTAATACTCAAGGTTGGGATTTGTTTGTTGTGCACAAATATGGTAAGAAGTTTGTACCAATAGAGGTTAAAACATCAAGCACAACATCTAATATTAATTTAGCATATAATCCAAGAGTAAAAAAACAATTTGAAAAGTACGATGGTATATGGAAGAAACACAAGATAGTAACGTGGTATGCTTTTAGAAAGATAACACGTGGACCAACTAGGAAAGAAACTAAATGGAGATTCATTCCTATATCAAATATTAATCAGTTAGTTTTAGCTTACGATGATGGATTGTCATTAAAAGAATTTACGGAGGTAATATTATAATGTACAGAACCAGACAATACTTTACTAAGGGAGATTTTAAAGAGTTAGTAAAGGAGCTAGAAGAATATGTAGGAGAGAATAAAGTAGTGCTACGTGACGATATTATAGAAAATGTATATTACGTTAACAGGCACGGCAAGAAGATAACTATGAATAACCGACAACTCGGACACATAGTTAAATATAGTGAGAGGAATGGAGGAGTAACATCCTTCTTTACATCTAAGAATAGAGAACGAACTTACTATATAACAACAAAAGAAAATTTTAAAAATTTTATAGGAGAAAAATATGGAAGATAACAATAACGAGATGACCGGCGTAACGCCACAAATGCTAGACCACACGAATATGCAGGGAGATGTATCTAATGAGAAGAAACATTTCGCTGAGATTTCGTTTGACGGATTCAGGATTTGCCTGAGTACTTCAGAAGAGATGCCATTGGTTGATTTTAACGATGAGCTATTAAGATTCTGGACACGCTTAGATGAATTTATGATGGATAAACAGAAAGAAAGAATGAAAGTCTCTAAGAAAAAGGGACAGGACCAACATTACGGATAGATAAATATGACTGACGTACAATTTCCGAACGCTTGCGCAGAGTTTGTCTACGTAAGAACTTACGCACGATGGAGAGAAGAAGATAAACGTAGAGAAACGTGGCCTGAAACAGTCGAAAGATATATTGGGTTTATAACTAAACATCAACCAGATATACCAAAGAAGACAATACGCAAGATAAGAAAGTATGTAACTTCATTTGAAGTTATGCCAAGTATGCGTATGTTATGGGCTGCAGGACCACCTGCCGAGAAAGACAACACGTGTATATACAATTGCTCATTCGCAAACATTGATTCAATAGAATCATTTGCAGAGTGTTTACATATACTAATGTGTGGGACCGGCTTTGGTTTTAGCGTTTCGGAAAAACACGTCAACAAGTTCCCTGTCGTCCCTGAACTTACAGAAGAAAGATTACCAGATTATACGGTACCTGATTCTAAAGAGGGATGGGCCGACTCGGTAAAGGTGCTGATGAATGCCTTGTTTGAAGGTAAACACATACACTTTGATTACTCAGAGTTAAGACCAGAAGGAGCACGTCTAGCCACTATGGGTGGACGTTCGTCTGGTCCAGCACCGCTTATTAGATTGCATCAATTTATACGTGAAGTATTCAGTAAAGCACAAGGAAGGAAATTAAGAACCCTAGAGTGTCACGATATATGTAATCAGATAGCAGAGATAGTTGTGTCAGGGGGAGTTCGTAGAAGTTCGCAGATATCATTATCTGACTTAGATGATGAGAAGATGAGGGATGCTAAGATATGGCCATTCCCTCTAAGAAGAGCTATGGCGAATAACTCAGCAGTATATGAATCTAAACCTACAGCAGTAGAGTTCCTCAAAGAATGGGCAACACTAGCTGCTTCAGGAACAGGCGAGAGAGGTATATTCAATCTAGATGGAGCACGCAATGCTGCACCTAAGAGAAGGAATGGAAATATGATTGAAGGTACTAACCCCTGCGGAGAGATAATGCTAAGAGACCAAGAGTTCTGTAACCTATCTGAAGTAGTAGTAAAAGACTACGATAACTTAGATACATTATTAGATAAGGTAGAGACAGCAACTTGGATGGGAGTAATTCAATCCACGTTCACTGACTTCCCTTACTTGAGACCTAAGTGGAAAAAGAACTGTGACGTAGAAAGGCTGTTAGGCGTTAGTTTAACTGGAGTGTGTGATAACCTACCCGTATTAACATCGGAGGCCTTAAACGCGCTTAAAATGCGTGCTTTGCGCATTTCTAGGAAAGGAGCTGACACATTAGGAGTTCAACATTCGAAAGCAGTAACTTGTATAAAACCAAGTGGTACAGTTAGCCAATTAGTTAACTCAGCATCAGGTATGCATCCACGTTATTCCAGATACTACTTACGACGGTATAGAATTTCCGCTACTGACCCTCTTTATCATATGATGAGAGAGCAGGGAGTAACTTTCTATCCCGAGGTCGGACAAAAGGATGGACTCGCTACAACGTATGTTTGTGAATTTCCTGTTATTTCTCCTGATGATAGTCTCACTAGGAAAGATATTGGAGCGATTGAACAATTAGAGTTATACAAACGAATACAAGAAAACTGGTGTGAACACAATGCTTCTCTTACTGTATATGTTAAAGATGATGAATGGTTTGAAGTCGGTAACTGGGTATATCAAAATTGGAATATTATTAATGGTGTATCTTTTCTGCCTTATGATGGTGGTCAGTACGAACTAGCCCCATATAAAGAGATAACTGAAAGCAAATATAATTCTATTATAAGTAAAGCAATTGATTATGAGCAACTACCGAAATTCGAAACGAGTGATAATACCTCGGGCGCTAAGGAACTAGCCTGTAGTGGAGATAAATGCGATGTGTAAATATGAACAAACCAGTACGGTGTTATCGATGCGAAGGGAAAGCATTCCTAGTGAAATACGATGGAACTTGGATATGTCTAACTTGTAATCCATAGGAGTAGAAATGACAACAATTGATGAGTTAAATCTCACGTTCTGCGATGGCGCAGATGAACTGAGATACGTAGTACCTAAAAAGGATGGATTCTTTTTTAGTAATGACGTTATACCTGAACCTACTGAAGGAAGTTGGTTGAGGTCAATTAAATATAAAGAAGAAAATGCATTCCTCTTTGTATTAGATATAGATACTAAACGTTTTGATAGGAATGTTTTGATTGCCGCACGCGGCCTATATGATACTATCAAGAACTACTTGCACGTAGAACCAGTACTTAAAGCATCTGGTAGCAAAGGAGTTCAGCTTATATTTAAGTTAGTGTTTGAAGAAGACATTGACGAACATACTGCTTTAAATAATATGCAGGACTTAGCTTATACAATCTATAAGATAAGTACACCAGAGGTCAAACAGAGACTTGTCTTCGACGATACCCCTGGGATAGACTGTGCAATGTTCACGAAGAGGAGGATGCTTCGCTCATTCTGTAAACACTTAGGTTCAAATATGTTCTCCGTTCCGTATAAGTATGAAGATGATTTTCAAACAGTAAAGAAAAGAATGAACTTAGATGTTCCCCTTATATCGTTCGATAAATTTCCAGAAGTTCACTATAGTGACACATATGTAGTATATAAGTACGAACGTTCGACTAATGACATAGGTGTATTACTGGAAGACCTTCCTGACTTTAACGCAGACAGCAAACGTCCTACAGCAGAAAACAAAGTGTACCAACGTATGCCAACTATATTCAAACGTGTAGTTGATTGTGACCACGTAGACCACAGTCTCAAATGGCCACTGATAAGTTATATGCACATATGGGAACGTATGAGTCCAAAAGAAATAGCCGAATGGCTATGGCAGTATTCAGGTTGGAAAGACCTAAGCAATGTAAAGATAACTATGTATCAACTTGCTTGGACTTGTAAGTGGGTAGATAATTCTAAATGGTGGGAAGGCGATAAAAAACTTCGCTATCTATTCCCCCTGCCAGATTCATTTTTGAACCCAATGTTCGAAGAACGTGCAGCCAAGATAGGCTGGTCTAATCTATATCAAGAACTTCGATATATTTTGAATCAGTATCTTTCAATGCTAGGGCTTGAACCGTCCGCAGCGTCACAAACCTAGCTGTAAAGTAATTCCATTCTCTATCTGCTTTTGTTCGGATATTCTTTTCATTTAGATGTTTTGCTATCTGTCCGTACGTATGTCCTGAACGTCTAAGTTCAACCATATCTAGACATATCTGCCATTCGTCATTAGTGTATCCGAACATATCACTTCTGTACGAACGTTTGCGTACCGCATCCGTTCCCTTGGAAGTACTTCCGCTCATAAGAACCCCTTTGAAAGGGTCCCCTTTATGTACTTTCGCAGAACCTTTTAGTCCTATATCTTTAATCTTTTCTGTCCATTCCTCATTTGGTATTCCGTGTGCCATTTCCTTATCCTCCTAATGTTATTTTCCTTTCGATGTAATCACCAAGTCTTGGTTTACGTTTGTCTAAACCTAACGTACAGGTGATGTCGTTATTGGTAACAGAGATACGTTTAGACGTTACTCTATGATTACCTCTTAGATTTTTGTCTGGTACCGAAAGGTATACCAAACTCTCTAAGCCTATGTAGAATCCTCTGCTAATGTCCACCGATATCTCTTTTTGTTCTACATAATTTTTCATTACAGTAGTAAGAGCTTCTTCATAAACCTCTGCATTGT